AACATCCACATCCTGGCCGGCTGCTGCCAGGTCTTCGAGATAAGCAGCCAATCCACTTAACTCAAGTTTTCCAGTCGTTGCCATTCAGCCTTCATCCTTCAGCCTTCATCCTTCGATTACACACTCGCCTTTGCGCGCTCGACGATCAGTTCCACGAAGCGCCGTTTGTCCTGCACCGGATCGATGGAGATGATCTGCCAGGCTTCACTGCTCTTCAGGACCTGCCAGGTCGTATTGATATCCGTGCGATGCCGGATCGTGACCGTGGCGCGCTGTACGGTTTTCAGGGCTTCACTCGTCACGGCTTCCTGTCCATGCGCGTTGACCCAGCGGGCATACATGGTCGGGTTCGGGGACACATTGGCCCAGCTGGTCACCTGCGCGCCGCCTGCGTCCTGCGAAACGGTGGGGCTCTGCAGGGTGATCTGCGTGCGCATGTCGCCAGGGTTCACGGTGTATTTGGGCATCATGCGCTCACATCATCGACGGGCGATTTCAGGATCACTACGTAAATATTATCGGAGAGATCGCCGCCATTTGTCTGCTGGATCGAACCATAGACCGAGATCTCGCTTTCGAACTTCGAGCTTTGATCGCCGCTCACGCCATACACACCGACCAGGCTGATCACGTCATCACCGACCAGCGCTCCATTGATGGCAATGCCGCCTGTGTTGCTCAAGCCATAGAACTGGACCTTGCGATACTTCAGCGCCTCCGCTTCGAGCTGACTGAGTGTGTTTGTCAGACCAAAAGCAAGCGGCATATCCGGACCCAGCTGTGATGGATTGTCGTACCACTGCACCAACAGCATGCCCGCTGCGGCCTTGGCGATCCCGTGGATCGTTGAATCAGCGGCCCAATCGTGCCCGGTGGCCTTTTTAATAAACGCATCCACCTGCGGCAGGAGCATCAACATCACGGCATCTGATGTGTCGGTGCGCACAAAATTGGCGGCTTCAGCAGCGGTCAGAATATTGGCCATTGTTCGCTCAGTTCATCCCCTGGGCACCCACACGGTGCCACAGGGGCGCGGGTCAGCGCGGGAAGGGGGCGCGCTGGGGTCCGTTATTTTTTGGCTTCGAGAATAGCCTTAGCTTCGGCGGCTGCCTTCTTTTCAGCAGCCTTGGCTTCGGCATTAACTTCCGCTTTCGCTTCAACCACTTTCCAGCCAAGCTGCTTGTGGTTTTCCACAACCAGCGGGCTGACCTCGATGGTCTCGCCATCCTTGGTCATTTTGACAAACGTTTTAACCATTAGAACCTCCACGCCGCGCTAAGCCGCGGCAGTCTAATTACCAATTACCAATTACTTGTTCTGCGCAACAGAGATTATCCGAGCAGAATCGCCAAGTGCTCCGGCTTGAGCACTGCCACACCCCAGGCAACCAGTATCTGGTAGACGTTCATCCGATACCCAGGATAGACAGCGAACTCCAGCGTAAGGCCAGTGCGCGGATCGGTCACCACTTCACGGTCCGAAGCCAGGTCGCCTTCTATCGGCAGATCAGGCAGGCGGGTACCCAGCAAGATACCATTGCGGGTGTGAGCTACATTCGCTGATTAGCTATTACCAACCGTGATGGTTTTGGCATCAGTTTGCGCCTGAAGCAAGCCAGGTTCGTTGATCACAAATGATCCACTGGCAAGCGCGGTTTTCACCACATATTTTCTGGTATCGTCTTCGAAGACGACTACATCGCCCGCCACGATGGTACCGGTGCCGGTGTCCGCCGCAATGGTGGTGGCGCCAACCGCATGGGAACCGTTGACGACATAGGATGCTCCCGTGCCTTTGGTGTGACTCTGGATCTTCGCCGATTCGCGGATCATAAAGTTGTGGATATCCAGCAGCCTGCCCTGGCGCAGGAGCGACGTGTCTCCAGCCTCATTGGCTTTGGTCAACTGGGCCAGTGTGCGAAGAGCGGCGCCAGCCGTGGTATTGATGCACAAATGCCGGTCCGAATCGGGCGCGCCGTTGTCATCCAGGATCTTCCTGACCTGCGCCGGATCGGCAAGTGTCGATGCAAACGGTGTAGTGCCGGCCGTGCCATAGGCGCGCGAAGCGCCTTTGTAGGCAGCCACACCGATATCAGTTTCCATCTCGTTGATCGCGGCCCGGATGGCCTGGGCGATCTGGTCCTGCTTGATCGTCAAAAAGCCCGGGCCTGTATCCATCGCCCGCTGCTCCGATCCCGTCCATGAAAACGGGAAGGCGCGGACTTTGGTGATGGTGAAAGTCTTATTGCCGATGGTCTGGTCTGATGCGGAAGGCAAAGACATGGCGGGGGTGACATCCGTACCACCCGCATTGGCAGGGGCTTGCCCAACCCGCAGGGTCTGGTTCAAAGCGACTCGATCCGCAGAAGAATCGCGTGCGACAGCCGGGATAAAACCGGTCAGCTCGCGGGAAACAACATCCAATGCGACGTACGCATCAGGAATTAGGTCGGTGAGTGTGTTAGCCATTGGAAAAGGTCCTCAACTTTCAATAAGTTATCGTCGCTATTATTCTTCGACGATACCATTCGCCTTGATGAAGCTCATCCTGGCGGCTGGGTCGAGCGCCCGGAAGGCGGCGCGATTCATGACCTTGGAGCCTTCTCCCTTTGGGTCATTTGTGGCAGCGGGATCTGCAGGAGACGTGAAGAGAGCAGCCGCATTGTCGTTCACGAGCGATGCATCACGCATGCTGATGTACAACGTATTGGCCTGCTCAGCCTGGCTCTTTGCCTCATCCAGCGCGGGGCGCAGTGCAAGCGCTTTGGTCTTCCCGTCCTCGGTCCCATCGTTGAAAAGTGTATCCATCTCGTTCAGGATCCGCTTCACTTCGGCATCCGCGGCAAGCGCGGCATCGTAGTAGGGCTTGAGATTGGGCATTGCTTACTCCTTTATTTGTAAACTTGAACATAGTCACGCAGGCTCTGCGCCTGTCCCTGCTTGCGCAGGCAAGTGTCCAGGCAGGCCTCGTGTTCGATATCATCCGTCAGCAGCGATTCGCTGGATGCCGCTGCAGACGGGATATTCCTGTTAAATAAATGATCAATGGTCTCTTCCAAGGTTCCCACCCGATCGGCCATGCCTAACTCCACGGCCTGCCGGGCACCCACCACACGTCCTTCACCAAAACCATTTCGCACGTTTTCTTGTTCTATTCCACGGTTGCGGGCAATGGAATTAACAAATGCATCGTAATATTCGCTCACCCTTTCATGGATGGCTGCTCGGGCTTCTTCGGCCAGCGGCTCGTAAGGATTTCCCTCCACTTTGTGTTTTCCCTGGCTAATCAAAGATATTTTGATGCCGCCTTGTTCGAGCGCGCGACTTATATCCCGATGGACCGCGAACACCCCGATGGAACCTACCTCGCCGGATGGAGTAACGACAATCTCATCTGCAGCAGTCCCGATCCAATAGGCCGCCGAGGCCATTGTATGATTAGCCACAGCCACGATTGGCTTTTGCCCGCGCGCATCGAATATCTGCGTGGAAAGTTCCTCGATGCCATCCACCTGTCCACCCGGACTATCCACATCCAATACAATAGCATCGATGTTTGGATCATTGACCAATTCGGAAAACTGGGCGCCAAAACGCTCTGCACTGGTCGCTCCAGATACATCGGTCATCATGTTTGCCCTGGGAAAGATGGTGCCGAAAAGCGGCAGCACCGCTACACTGCCTACTCGGCGATCCTGGGGACGGCGCGCTCCATGAATACGGGATTGGATTTCATCCGCATCCAGCTTCTCGCCGGATACATGCCGGGCTACGATCTCCTCCAAAACAGCCAATTTGTTGGGCAAAATTGCCCAGGGAGTCTCTACAAAAGCCTGTAAGACATAAGATTTATTAGGCTGGGACATCTTGGGGTACTCCTGTCTGCTCACCTGCCTGCCCACCTGTCTGCCCAGGCAGGGGCAGGCCAATCTCGGCGTTGTTCCGGGTCATCCAGAACTTGTCGCCATCCGGGTAGCTGTCGCGGTCTTCGTGCTCGCGGGCTTCGTTCGGCTTCAGAATGCCTGTGCGGATCTCGATCTCGTGCAGCTCGGCACGAGTCTTGGAATTCGTCCGCAGGACCGATTCACGGACGAATTTGAAATATGTGCTATTCTGTTCGGCTTCCGGCAGCCAGCGCAGGCGGGCAGCCTGCTCCAACTGCACTAGGTGCGGGTCCAATGTGGACTTCAGATAATCCAGGTCCTGCTGCTCATTGCTTTCATAGGACTGCTTCCCCATGTTTAATTTGTAGGCAGGATACTTGAAGAAATTGGCAAGTTCCAGGTCGGTGTGATCCATGAGTTCCAGAAACTGCGCGTCGGTGAATTTCATGGTGATCGGTTCGAAC